TAACTCACCTGAGACTGGCGCTATTTCTATAAACCAAGCAATAGATAGCCTGTTAGCAACACCACCCGAAATGGACACGGAAAGCGAAGGGCGGCAGGAGCAGGAAGCCACTGAAGTGGAAGAAGCCCCAACACTTGAGGCAGAGGCCGAGACAAATGATACCGAAGAGGTTGAGTATGTCGAGGATGATGATGAGAGTGAGTATGAAGCGGAAGCTGAGTATGATGAAGATGAAGAGGTTGAGCAACCTGAGTATTACACTGTCAAGGTAGACGGTGAAGAACTACAGGTCACGCAAGACGAGCTTCTGAACGGATACCAGCGTCAGCAGGCATACACCAAGCGTAGTCAAGAACTCGCTGAACAACGTAAGGCTTTTGAACAGGAAGCCGCACAAGTTAGTCAGATGAGGGACAACTACGCACAGCAACTTGAACAGTTGTCTCAACAGTTACAGCAGGTCAACCAACAGGAACCTGACTGGGCTGAACTAGCAAAGCAGTATTCTGCTGAAGAGCTAATTGTCTATAAGGCGCAACTTGACCAGCAAAAGGAATATGCTCGTCAGGTTGAGCAAGAAAGACAAGCTGTGGCTCAACAGCAGATGCAGGAGCAACAGGCTAAGATGCAACAGCATCTAGCACAGCAACGTCAGGAAATGCTCGAGCGAATACCTGCGTGGCAAGATGAGGATACTCGCAATCGTGAGCGTCTTGAGGTAATCAAGTATGCACAGCGTAGAGGGTACTCAGAAGATGAGTTAGCCAATGCGTCAGACGCTAGGGCTATCGAAATCTTGCATAAGGCGTGGCAGTGGGACAATCTTCAGTCGAAGAAACCCGATGCGAAACGCAAGGCAAGAAAAGCTCCGAAGATGGCTAGGGCTGGTCAACCGAAGACAAAGAAACAGGTTGCAAGTCGTCAAAGACAGCAAGCCATGAGCAGGCTCAATAAAGAGCGTTCTGTTGATGCGGCTGTCGATTTGTTAATGGGTAGATAGCTAATAGGAGAATAATTATGTCTACTTTTACTACACAAACTGCTGTTGGCGAACGCGAACAGCTAGCAGATGTTATTTATCGGATTGACCCCGATGAAACACCAATCTTCAGCGCACTGAAGAAAGAAACCTCAAACGGCATCTTCACTGAGTGGCAGGTGCAGGAACTAGCGGCCGCTTCCGCTACTAACTACGCAACTGAAGGCGCAGATGCTTCAATCGTTGCTCCTACAGCTACTGTACGTCTTGGTAACTACCACCAGATTTCAGTAAAAGCTGTTGCAGTGTCTAAGACACTTGACGCAGTGGACAAAGCTGGCCGTGACCGTGAGACACAGTACCAGAAGGTTCTGAAATCTCTTGAGCTACGTAGGGACATTGAAAAAGCAATCGGTGACACAGACGTTGCTCAGTCAGGTTCTGACCCTCGTAAGTCAGCATCACTGTCTACATGGATTACAAACGGTTCATTAGGCGCTGGTGGTACTTTCTCAGCAGGTACAGGCACAGGCGTTGTTGGTGCAGGTACTGACCGTGCATTGACACTGGCCTTGATTGAGGACGGTATGCAGGATGCGTGGAACGATGGCGGTAATCCAAAGATGATGGTAGCTTCTGCTACTAACCGTGCAAACTTCTCTGACCTGTCAGCTTCTGGCAACCTAGTGTCAAATGACGTGAACATGACTGCCGCTAAGGAAGTCACATACGTTGGTTCGACATCAGTGTTCCTAACTGACTTCGGTACAATCGAAGTTGCTCCGTCACGCTTCCTAAGCAACGACCGCATCTTCCTGATTGACCCAGACTTTGCTTCACTTTGCACACTGAACGGACGTAATTTCGCAGAGAACGAAATTGCTCCAACAGGTGACGCAGAGAAGTTCCAGTTGGTCACAGAGTGGGCGCTGAAGGTGCAAGCACCAAAGGCACACGCCATGATTTTGGACTTGGACGGCACTGTCTAGTCATAATCATCTTGAGGGGGCGGTTATCCGCCCTCTCATCATTCGGAGGATAGTATGAAGAGATTGCTGAAGGTTGACCCTAAGACTGGTGAGGAAATGTATATGCACCAGAACATTGACGGCTCAACTAGCATTGAGAAGAAGCAGAACTTTGCGGCTCTGATGGAACTCAACAAGCAGATGAATAACGACTGGCAATATGGTCAGATGAGAGGCTCACAGCGACACATGGCGCATGTAGCGGAAATCCCTAATACAGTGTATAATGACTTAGTCGCCAAGCTAGGCAAGCCAGCAGATAATCCTACAGGCTGGAAGAAGTGGCTGAACGACAGCGAGAACAGAGCATTTAGAACAGGTGGCGGTTACATATGAGCATTACTAGCTACAGCGACTTGCAGACATCTATCGCCAACTTTCTGGCAAGAGATGACTTAACAGCGCAGATACCAGACTTTATCCAGCTTGCGGAATCTCGTATGAGCCGTGAGCTTGAAACACGAGAGCAGGAGAAGCGCTCTCAGGCTACGCTCGTAGCAGGTGATGAGTATATTGCACTGCCGACAGATTTGCGTGAAGTGCGTGAGGTAAAGCTAAACACTAGCCCGACAAAGGTGCTGAAGTATTACAGCCCATCGGGGCTTGATAGCATGTATTCTAGCAACGGTCAGGGAAAGCCAGAGGGCTACAGCGTTGTGGGTGTGGAACTTAAACTGCGCCCCATTCCAGATTCGGCTTACACGGCTGAGATTGTATATATCGGCTCACTGCCTGCATTGAGTGCCAGTAGTACAACAACCCTGTTCCTCAGAAGCCCAGACTTGTACCTGTACGGTGCATTGGCTGAGGCTTATGCGTACTTGCTAGATGAGGCACGTTCTCAGCAATATGATGCTAAGTTCAGCCGCATATTAGAGGAGATAAAGGTAGACGAGCAGAGAAGTCATTACGGAACTGGCTCCCTGCAAATCAAATCAGTTTATTCACAGCAAAATTCAGTAGCGGAGAATTAAAATGTCAGCTTTTTCAGATTACTTGGAGAATGAACTCCTAGACCACGCACTAGGTACTGGTGCATTTACAGCACCAAGCACAGTGTATGTTGGTCTATCAACAGGCTCACTGGGCGATGATAACTCAGGCACAGAGCTATCAGGCAGTGGTTATGCTCGTCAGTCTGCGGCTTTTGATGCGGCAGTATCTGGCACAGCAGATAACACCTCTGCTATCGAGTTCCCAGCCGCAACAGCTAGCTGGGGTACAGTGAGCCACTTCGGGATTTATGATGCAAGCTCAGCAGGAAACTTGCTTTTTCATGGTGCATTTACAGCCGCTAAGTTGATTGATACAGGCGACATCCTAAAGATTTCTGCTGGTGACTTAGACATCACGTTAGACTAAGGATTAGGCCATGCCTACAGGCACTCCAAGTCTCGACAACTTTACCAAGAATGATATAGATGCGCTGACCATCTCGCTGGACAGTGCGTCTTTTCTTACGCAGGTTGACTGGTCTAACCCGACATTAGAGCAGTTAGACGCTTGGGGTGATATGGATTCTCTGGATGGCTTCGGCACTCTGGAGCAGTTATATCTGCTGGACGTAACCCACTTTCAGGCAAGCATTACAGCTACAGCATCCGCTACTGGCGCTGTTCAGTTTGCTATTGAAATGCCAGCCTCAATCTCTGCTTCGGCAAGTGCTTCATCTGGTATCAATCGTGTGCGCCCCATTGTGGGTTCTGCATCATCCTCAGCGACTGCATCGGCAGTTGCCACACCTGTAAGGCAGGTTAGCTCTTCGGTGAGTGCATCCGCTAATGCGGCCAATGTTATAACAAGAGTAAGAACAGACACAGCGTCAGCAAGTGCTGAGGCTACAGCAACATCCGACAGCAATTATCTGTTCAATGTTAATGCGGCCATTAGCGCCTCTTCAAGCGCCACTGGCTCGTATAATGGCATATTTGCTATGTCAGGTGCTATACAGGGGCAAGCTAGCGTCTCAGTGGACGCAAAACGGCTTGGCGAGGATTGGTCTGATGTTGGTATTGGCAATGAGATATGGACTAATGTTACAATCGGCTCAGAGATTTGGTCACAGCAAACAACTAGCACAGGGACTTGGGCAGGCTTATGATACAGTTCGGTGAATGGCTACCAGACCAGCCAGATTTTATGAACGCAGGCGTTGTGACTGCGGAGAACGTAGTGCCAGTTGCAAGCGGTTATGCGCCCATCAATGAGTTTGTGGCATATTCTGGCAGTGCGACAGATACCCTTCTGGGTGTATTTGCGGCTAAGGATGATGACGGCAATATCAAGCTGTTTGCTGGCGATAATGCGAGATTGTATGAATATAATAGCGGCACTAACGGTCTGGATGACATTACCAACACTGGCGGCAATTATAGCCTGACAAGCTCAGAGCGTTGGCGGTTTGTGCAGTTCGGTGACACGGTTATTGCGGCTGGTGGCATCGGTGAGGAATTGCAGAAGTTCCAGTTAGGCACTGACAGCAACTTTGCGGATTTATCTACAGACGCTCCGAAGGCTGACTTTATTGCAGTAGTGCGTGACTTTGTGTGGACTGGCAACATTGACGAAGGTTCTGGGCGCAAGCCATACCGTGTGAAGTGGTCAGCGTTTAACGACATTACAG